GCACCTGATTTGTAATCAGGTTGTCCCGTGTTCGAATCATGGTGGGGGCACCAATTTTACCAAAAAGTGTTGACAAACACAGTAAAGAATGTTATACTTGTTTTGTTGCGTTAGAAATAACGTGACCGGCGAGATGAAGGGTAGATGAGGAAAGACAAAGGCGTGAGCTTCATGCTTACTCCAAACTTACAATCCAACTGAACATTGGAACGTGTTTGTGTGATCCGATCCCTAATAGAATGTCATTTGTTAATCGGAAATATATGGACCTCTGTGTATTGTTAATTGCACATTGTCAAAGGAAGATTACAAACCTTCCGTTGCATATTGTCCGGTCTTTTACTTGACCTTTCGTCAAACCGTTATATTTTTAAAAAGAGAGAAAATCAATGAACATCACCCTGCGCAAGGCCAATGCTGTACAACACAGCATCACAGAAGCAATCAAGAACATCAAAATTGATCTCACTGTTGAGATCAATGAGTTTCAAAACGTCGAGGACGTTATCACTAAAGCCAACTCCACCTTGGTAGAAAATGACAGTCGCCGTCAGAAGCTGACTATGGCTCTGTACAATATCCGTGCTCTAGTAGGCACAGCCAATACTGCCAGTGGCATTGACACTGCATTGGCCAAAGCAGCCTTTATCGACAAGCGTATTGGCCAGCTAGAAGAATTGGCCAAGGCCACAGAGATCACTGCTCTAGATGTGATCAAAGGCAAGCTGGACAAGATCCGCAACGACAAGAGCGAATCTACTCGCAGTCGTATATACGGCTACAGCGATTCAGTCACCACAGGTGTGCTAGGTCTAGAACAGATCGCACAGGCCAAGACAGAAATATTGAGCCTTAAAAAGCAAAAGCAGAAGATCAATGACGAAGTGTTAGAACTTAACATCAAGACAGAGATCCCTCTCACAGAAGATGTGGTGGCTGTATTGCAGGCTGAAGCATTGATTTAAAACTATCGCGGGATAGAGAAACGGTATCTCGGGAGTCTCATAAGCTCCAGTTCCTGGTTCGATTCCGGGTCCCGCAACCAACTATAAGGTATATATGCAGAACAAAACACTAAGTCGTGGTCCAGAAATTGATACACAAAAATGTGTAGAAAATGTAGGCGGTAATAGATTCGACTTGGTGCTGATAGCATCAGCTCGTGCCAGAGAGCTCAGCCGCAGACACAAGGCAGCTGAACTACAGACGCAGATGAACGCACCTGTGGGAGCACTACTAGATGTGCAGTCAGGCGCTGTGGGTCGAGAATATCTTAAAAAAGTCTAATTGCTCGCTGTGGTTCAATGGATAGAACAAGTTCCTCCTAAGAATTAGATCCAGGTTCGATTCCTGGCAGTGAGGCCAATGAGTAAATAAATCTATGCGGGGTTCGTATAGTGGTAATACCTTAGCCTTCCAAGCTAAAGCGGAGAGTTCGATTCTCTTACCCCGCTCCAAATAATATGTTGAAAGTTATAGATCATAATCTTCAGGCTCGCAAATACGATTTCTCATCTCTGATAACCAAGCAGGATGATCTCGCGGCCTGTGAAATTATCAAGAGCATCATAGCTGACGGTAACTATTTCACTAATTCGCCTAAATATCAGACCAAAGAAAACATCTTTGCTAGATCAGAAGCTGTATGGTTAAAGTATCGTGTGAGTTTCATGATGAGTGCATTCATGTATCTAGGTCGCGAAGCTAAGATATCTAACATGATGGCTTGGAGTTTTATGACCAATCTCCAGGGTGCCGAAAACCGAGATAACCTTTGGCACCATCATTGGCATCCCACTAAACCAGATTCTCAAATACTCAGTGGCATTTGGTATCTACACATACCCGAAGATGTCAAAGATCGAGACTACTGCGGCACAGAGATGGCGCCACAGGGTCCTCAATCCGATGACAAGTATTTTGTGCGACCCACAGACGGCAATTGGTTGATCTATCCTGGTGACACATGGCATAGACCGGGAATCGTACAGAGCGATCAATATAGATTCGTATTAGCTGCTGACATTCAAATAGACTGAACTGGCCATAGTATAATGGACAATACAGCGAGCTTCTACCTCGCGAATGTGGGTTCGATTCCTGCTGGCCGGGCCATGCCGCTCTCATAGTATAAAAGCATTACACTACATTGGTAATGTAGAAACGGTGGAGCATTACCACCTGAGAGCACCACTTGACAAAAATTGATAAATGTAGTATAATACTAGTATACAAATTATCAAAGGCCTGTATGCAGATCATCATGGAAGGCAGGGCTAGCCCTACCAAATCAATTATAGAAACTTCCGCGAACTTCTTTGCCAAAGAACTAGGATTGCACCGTAGCCGTTTTACTCTGTTGATTATGACTGAAAGAGGAATGTCTCGTAAAGAGGGCATGCGAGGTGCGGTTCATAAAGTAGGTCCAAAATTTCTAACCATGATCATAGACTCTGGACTAGAGTTTGAAAGACTGATCATTACCTTGGCGCACGAAATGGTGCATGTCAAACAGTATGCTCGTGGCCAGATCAAACCTAGTCGCAGTTGTAAGACACACTATTGGATGGGTCAGCACATACGCAAAAGTTACTATGACCAACCTTGGGAAATTGAAGCTTATACCAAAGAACGTGTGTTAGCCAATAAAATTTTTGCTATAACAGGAGCATGATATGAATCCATGGATACAGAACGTAGCACTCAGCGACATCCGTAAAGGATTCCACATCGATGCAGGCATAAACTCTATGCTGATTCAAATTGTAGATCCTCCTGGAGATTTTCCTACTCCCAAGCATCAATTCAAAGAAGTTCATCAATTTCAATTCCTTGATATCGAAGAAAAAGACTTTGCGTTGGACGAGGCTATGCGTTGCAGTCAAGAACAGGCCAACGAGCTGGTTCGACTGCTACAACACGCACTGGAGAATCACATGAATGTAGTTGTTCATTGTCATGCTGGCGTTTGCCGCAGCGGGGCGGTTTGCGAAATCGGTGTTATGCTAGGCTTCCGTGATACCGAAGCGTTCCGCAGTCCCAACCTATTGGTCAAGCATCGCATGATGCGAGCTTTGGATTGGTTATACGATGAACAGGAACCTCATTCAATCAATGGGATTCCTCTGCAACAGGACTGGATCAACGACAACGAAAAGGTCTTTATGTTAGCCGACGAACGTAGAGCTCGTAGAAAAAGAGAAGGTGGCATATGAATGTATCAAGTATTCAACGATATCAAATACAACAGTATAATCTAGAACAAAGAAATCTGCAAGAAAAGCGAGAAGAAGATTATCGTAAGCTAACAGAACGAAAAAACTTCGAACAGATGGTTGCAGAGCGGGTGGCAAGGAATCTACGGTTAGATTTAGATAAAGGTAAAAACATTGATCTAGAATGTTAATAAAGAAAGGAGCACAAAATGCCTAGCGTATTTTTAGTATCAGATACACACTTCGGACACGCAGGTGTCTGCCGTTTTACCCGCGACGATGGCACTAAATTGCGCCCTTGGGACTCTGCTGAAGAAATGGACGAAGCCATGGTCAAGGCGTGGAACGAACGTGTAAAACCCGCTGACAAGGTGTACCATTTGGGCGATGTTGTTATCAATCGCAAAGCATTGAGCATTTTGCATCGGTTAAATGGTGACAAGGTATTGATCCGTGGAAACCACGATATTTTCAAGGACACAGACTATCGTGAACACTTCCGTGAATTACGTGCATACCATGTGATGAACGGTATGATCTTGAGCCATATTCCTGTACACGAAGCCAGCTTGGGTCGGTTTGGTGTTAACATACACGGACACTTACATTCAAATCGTGTGCGTAAAGCTCGTGGAGTGGATGCTAGAACAGGTGCTGTTTTGTACGGTAATGAAATAGATGTTCGTTATCACTGCGTATGCGTGGAACAGACACCGGATTTTGCACCTATTTTGTTTGAAGATGTTATTCGTAACATCGAAGCAGAAGGTGGAGAAGTGGGATTTAGGAACGGCAACGGTCCTACGGTAGATTAGGACATAGTCCTATTTTAGCGCCAGCCCTTAGGCGCTTACAAAACGGGCAAAATAGCACCTTCGGGTGCTATTTTTTTGGCTATATGTTCTGAACTCCGTGACATAAATATACTAGTAGGAACAATTCCAGGAGTTGAGATATGCCCTTACAGATTCGCAGAGGCACAAACGAACAAAGAACAGCAATGACCCAGGCTCTTGCCCAGGGCGAACTGCTGTATGTTACCGATGATCAACGATTATACATAGGTAACGGCAGCACACTAGGTGGTATACAAATCACCGGTTACACCAATGAAGATGCACAGGATGCCGCAGCACAACTATTTGCTAACGGCGCACCACATACTGGGATAACTTTTGCATATAATGATGAAGGTGCTAGTATAACTGCGGTAGTAGATTTACTTAACTATCAAGGTACTATAGGTGCAGCTGCATTTAAAGGAACTTTTGTCGGTGACGATTCTACTATTTTAGTAGATGGAGTAACTGGCGTGTTGCGGGGATCGTTGATTGGATCAGTTACAGGTAATGTCACAGGTAATGTCACAGGTAATGTCACAGGTAATGTTACAGGTAATGTTACTGGTGATGTTACAGGTAATACCGATGGTGTACATACTGGTGATGTTATCGGTTCTGTGTTCTCTGACAATTCAAGTATTATCGTTGACGGAATTACCACGGAAATTACAACCAGTTTAATTGTCGCAGGCGAAGTTGAGACCGGAATCATAAACGGAGATACCCTTGGTGAAGGCTTAGTTGTTTATGTT